GAGCAAAGGTTTTTTCGTCCTTTTGATTTTGGATGCTCTCAGCGCTGTGTGCCTCGCCGTTGAAGTAGTGAGTGACAATTTCCTTTTCAATTTTCCATTGAAGGTCGCACCACTCGATAATTGCTGAACGCTCTGTCTTGATTTCTCTTGTCCACTTGCCCTCTTTGTAAGTCAAGAACTTGCCTGATGCTGTTGGGGCGTTTGCCTTTTCTTTGGCAATCCGAGCCGCTTTCTTTGCATCGCGCTCTGCCTTTGCTTCAGCCTTAGCAATTTTGTCCGCTGTCACAATTCGTGATGGGCGATTCAAAACTTCTGCTGGAGCGCTTGGGTAACAAATTGTGCAAGCATCTTGACCAGCATCCTCGACGATTGTTGATTCATCGTCGTTGCTGTATTGAACCAACCAGTTGTAACGGGTTGTTGGGAAACAAGTGTTGCAATCCATTGAACTGTGAACATGACCGTTGCTCGCAATAACTAAGAACGCTCTAGTCCATGGGTCTCGGTTGTAAATTACATTGAGGTCGATAATCTTGACATTGACCTTGACCAACTCAGCCTTGATGGAATCAATCTCGGTCTGACTCTTTGCAATCTCTTCAACACGATTTGGGTAATGCTTTTCGTAAAACTCTTTTGTTTCATTTACAACATCTAACTTACTGCGTAAATCCCAACGCTTGTGATACCAAGATGCTAACTCGGTATCAATCTTGACTGCGAATTCTTTTGTGACTGCCATCTTGACTCCTCTCGTATTTACAACCCCAGTTTAGCATAATGAGGAAGAATTATTCGCCTTCTACTTGGTATCCAGCAGAAATCTTTTTCCCACCTAAAAACTGTTGGCTGTATTCGCGCCCCAACTTCAGGGCTTCTTTTTTGTCCTCAGCCTGAACATAGATGGCAAGCATCGAGTGACCTCGCCCAAAGATGATTTCAAATTTAGCCATTTCATCCTCTCTAATTTACAACCCCAGTTTAGCATGGATTGTCCACAAGATACAATTAACCCTAGTTCGTATCCCCCGTGTCCCCGTGACCCCGCTGTAAGGGTCAAAATGCGCCTAATCCGTATTCTTGCCATCTGTTCATTGGTCTTTTGGTGGACACTCCTGCCCGTAGATTCAGCCAGCGCCAACGGGTCTTGGCAATCTGTGGTCAATGGCAATGTCTCGGGCGACTCGATTCAATTCAATTATCAGGGCGGTAGCGCCTCTTATGCGACGAGTGTTTCCGACGGCTCAACTGTCACGGTTGCAATCAATAACACAATCGCAAACTGCATCGGTAATTGCGCTCCTATTGCTGATAACTGGAGCGTCTCAATCAACGGTCAAAGTTTTAGTGGCAATGCGATAGAACAGACAAGTGTGAGCGCTGTTGTCTCGGGTCAATTAACAATTTCTGTATCGGGAATCGATAATGGTTTTTGGGCTGGATGGTATGGACCAATCTTTACTGTTTCGATTAGTTCCCCTGCTCCAACCCCAACACCCACCCCCACCCCTTCGCCAACGCCTGAGCCAACTCCTGAGCCTTCTCCGACTCCAACTTCTTCTCCATCGCCTTCTCCTCAAATCAATTCTCTAAACGGTAGCGTTAATGAAAATAGTAATCTATCTTTGCAAGCACCCTCGGGCTATGTTTTTACATCTGTAATTTTTGCTAGTTATGGAACTCCAAACGGATATTCAATCGGTGAATGTCACGCAAGTAATTCCGTCGAGAAAATCAGCGAAGTATTTTTAGGACAAGCGAGCGCAACAATCTCTGCCAGCAACGATATTTTTGGTGACCCTTGCGGTGGAACTTACAAAAGATTAAATGTCACTCTTGGATTTGATTCGGCTCCAGCACCTCAACCGTCTCCTCAACCGACACCAACTGCTTCCCCCAATTCGGAACAATCTCCCAGCCCGAGTGTTCCGTCGCCTTCACCAACATCGGAATCACCTTCGACACCGACTCCAAGCCCTGAACCTTCTGCAACTCCGACTCCTCAACCTCAACCGACCCAGGAACCTTTGCCGTCCACACCTGAACCCACACCTTTGCCATCGCCTACCCCAATTCCAATTCCGTCACCTGAACCAAGTCCCGAACCAATCCCTGTTCCGAATCCAATCGATACCCCCGCGGTAGAGCCGACTCCCGTTCCGTTACCTCAACCCACTCCCATTCCGTCCCCTGAACCTGAGCCGAATCCAAATCCTGTAACGCCAGTCGAACCTGACCCTGAACCACTACCGCTCCCCGAGCCTGAGCCAACTCCTCTGCCCGTTGAGCCACTTGAGCCTCAACCCGTTGAACCCCCAGCGGAAATTGACCCGATAGGTCCCACACCTGAACCACTACCACCTATTGAACCACCAATCGAAGAAGAATTGCCACCAGCAGAAGAACCACCTGCTCCGCCAATAGAAACATCTGAAGTTATCGATGATGCTTTAGCAGATGGACAGATTACACCTGCCGATGCAGAAGCGGTAGTTGATTCATTGATGGAAGATGGAAAAGTTTCTGAAGCCGAAGCAACTGAATTGATTGAAACTCTTTCAGATGGCGGCGCTTTAACTGGAGCCGAAGAGGATTTGATTATCGACGCTCTTTCAGCCGATGGTGAAATTAGTCAAAGTGAAGTGAACAATCTTTCCGAAACTCTTGCGGCAGACGGAAAATTCACCGAGGCAGAAAAGGAACTTGTTGCCGAGGCACTTATTGAATCGGCTGAAGGTCAAGCCGTAACTGTCGAATCTATCGCCGAGGCAGGAATCACCCTCGAAGATTTACCAGCCGCTCAACCTGTTGAAGTGCGCCAGGATGAAAACGGCAACGAAGTTGTAATTACCGCCGAGGTTGCTGTGGCTTTGCAACTTCTTGAATCACCAGCAGAAATAATTTCTGCGATATTTGAAAGTCCCGCTCAACTTATTTTTGCTCTTGGAAATCTTGGCGCTGATATGTCCGAGGAAGAAAGAGAAGAAGCAACTAAAACAATTATTGCCGCGACAATCGTGGGCAATATCGCAACAACTACAATGGCTACCGCAGTTGGCGGTATCGGATACAGGAGACCATGATGAAAGACTTTATCAATGACATGATTGGACAACTTTGGACATTACTTGGAATGTTCGTTGCTTGGATTGTTCTTGATGGAACTGCTAAAGGAATTGTTGGTAACGCAATCCTAATTACGCTTGGCGTTTGGGCTTTGACTTACCCTCTTCGTCGGGAGAAAGATTAAACTCTTCTGATTTAGCAAACGGACTAAATGCTCCGTTAATCTCATCAAGAGTTAGTTTCCCGTCGTCAAGATATTCACGGGCTAATCTCTCTGCCACAGATGCGACTGCCAATAAGCCAGCCATCGAAAGTGCTACCCAGGTTTCAACTCCCATGACCGCCCCAGCACCCAAGGTGCCTAGAGCGCCTACGGTGAACACAGCCACCATACGGCTCAAAATGTCTTGAACTTTCTTCATGCCCCAAGTCTAGCGTGTCCCAAAACTAGCCCTCTTGATTGGCTTTATTAACCCCAGTTTGGTATACTGGACCTGTCCGAGAGGAGGACAGATATGAAGTGCGTAAAGTGCGGGGTCGCCGTTGAAAAGATAGAAGTCTTTCCAAAAGGCGTTTGCTTGGCTTGCTACGCGGTGGAATTTGAAAAGGAATTCCAAAGCGCGTTAAAGATAGCGAGGTTGAAGTAATGAAATTTACAAAGGTTGAATCAGGTGCGTATAGATACGGTGCTTGGCACATTGAAAAGTTATCTGGCGCTTGGTTAGTCAGAAAAGGTGGCTCTTTATTTCCAGAACACACCACATGGGCTACAACACTTAAGGAAGCAAAAGCATTTGTTCAAGTTCAGGAGGCAAAGTAATGAGTCTTGATTACAAAAACTGGAGTTACGGCGATACTTTTGTGTCAGCCGATGAGGATACAGTTGAAAGAGCCTTGGCAAGTGGCGAGGTAAAAGCACAGGCGCCAAGCGCAGGTGATTTGAGATGGGCGGCGGAGTGGTTATCGATTTATGCCTCCGCAGACCACAAAGAGTTAGCACAGGCTTTCGGCAATGTGATTGCCTTCTTGGACTTAACTGCTCAATCAAAAGAGAAGCGCTCTAACTTGGCTCAGGCAAAAAGAAAATTTGCCGAGGCTAACGGAATTCCTGTGTCGCAAGTAAGAATAAATAGGAATAACTAACCCCAGTTATGATACAATCAGATTGTCTTAGAGAGGAGACAAAATGACTGAAGTAAAAGTCGATAAAGGTCGTGAGTTCAGCGTAGAGGTTCTTAAGAACCAAATCGGTTTTTGGAACATTGGCGCTATCTCAGGTGGTCGCATCTATATTGATGGCGCGACTTACAACAAGGAATATGGCACAACTCAACAGGTCGAATTACCAGTTGCCTATGGCTACCGTGTTCGAATCACATTGGGTTGGGACGACACATACACAGTTTCCCGAGTAATCGTAAAGAATACAAAAAAGGGAATCAGCGAAGTTATCAAAGGCACCGTCGAAGGTGTCTACTGCGAAAACATTGGCGAGGTTGCGTATCAAGCATCTTGCTTCCGTTCTAACGATGCGTTTGGAAAGGTGGTTGCATAATGAGTAAAGTAAAAATTACTTGGAAGGCGTTTGGCGACAAGCCTGAGATTGGTCGCTTCATCAGTTCTGTTGAATTCGAGACTGAATTCAAGATTGATGAATCAAATCTAAACCAGTTCTTAGAGGTTGTTTACCACAACACAAATACATATTCAGGAAACTTATGGCAGATAATCGAGCCATTGCTTTCTAAGACAAGAACTCACACATCGCTTTCAGTAGGCGATGAGGTCGAGATTGATGGCGTCGGTTATGTATGTGCCGACTTTGGATTCGAGAAGATTGAGGTGAACGCATAATGACTACATCAATAAATGTAATCTACCTAGGACTTGAATTTGAAGTCGTTGTAGATGGTGCAGGGCTGGACATTATCGCAAAGGGCAAAACACCATTGAGCGAATTGCAAGTAGGCGGAGCAGGGCATGAACTGTTTCTTGCGCTTGTAGACAATTACTCATCACTCGGTCTTACTCAAGCACTTGAAAATGCTGGAGTAACTATAAACGCAAAGGTAGGTGCATAATGAAATTCCTTACTTACATCAAGGCTCCAAACACAACAACTGGAAACCCTCAGCGTGGATGGATTCTCTCTGACCAATGGGGCGGATTCGAACGATTCATCGATGAAGGCTACGAAGGTCGCGGAGCCATTGCCAAAGAATTATGGGATGGCGCTCAAGAGATAAACAGCGGGTTTGGAATCTTGGTTGCATCAACTGAATACAAGCGTTGGAAGAAAATGAAATCGGAGGTAAGCGC